CGTCTTAAACGCCGTTGGATCTACCGCTCGGAACGCCGTCTTGTCTACCGTCTCAAACGCAGTCTTTTTCGCTTTAATTCGCTTTAACGCATCAAAACTTTCAACTTATCGAAAAAAATCTTCGCTAGTAAACAAGCGGGCTTCAGCCGTTTTTCGTTTTTTGATGTTTGACACCTTTTCGGTTTTTTGCAGACTCGGCAACCATCTTATTAAATCCAACAAAACACCATCATGAACCAAGCACACGGACAAAGACGAGCAAAGGTTTTCAACGCCGTTTTGAGCCTGTCGCCGTGCAGTCTGTCAACGCCGTCTCCATCTACAGCCAATCGGATCTTTTATCACTTGTGATCGGCGTAGTTTTGCGGGCTTTAGATGACAGTCGTGCCAAAGCTGTGCCAAAGCATCGATCCAAGCCTCGCGCTTTACTGACCCGTGTCAGAAAAACGCGCGCCCATGCGGGGGTAACTAACGCGCGCGTATATAGCGTTAGGGACTTCAGATTTTTACAACGAAACTATTCCGACCTTAAACGCCATCTTAACGCCATCTTAACGCCATCTTAACGCAGCTTTAACCTTCTGACCCAAACTACGTACCAAATAACGTCCTGACTTGACTAGTAATCGAACGAGCACCCAGCCTTTAGAAAGCATCTTCTTCATCCTCTGCTTCGAACTCAACGTCCTCTGACGGTTCGGTCAGGTAATCGATTTTAGCCAGTTCCAGACAACCTACGATGGTAGCGTGATTGATGTCGAATTCGGTATGGAACCTGTTAACTGTGTTTTGAAGTTCGAATAAAAGTGCGTCTGTTTGTTCGTTGATGTCCATAAGGTTAAGTAGTAGTGGTAAAGTTTAGTATTGACAGGTCTCCTTCGGCTGGAAATAGTTACAATGAAGAACGTTTAGTTAAAACGACGTTTAAAACGTTTCGTGACCGAACGGGTCATTTAAGAAACCCTTTAATCTTGTTAGTTAAAGACATCGTTAAGCGACTCTTCATGTTTTTACGTGGTTTTTCAAACCTTCAACCTACGGTTCGATGATGAATCGCAACACAACGTAGTTATAACTAGGGAACTTTTGATCAACAACATGACTAAGATCACGAGTATTAAGTAGTAAACTACGTTATGGTTACCAAGTTGGAACGGCAGGTGTAGTAAGTGAGCTTCCATAGGCTGCTTCTTTAAACCGTTCTAGTTCGATTTCCATCAGTTCGTTCTTTCTTTCGTTGATCTTAAGGTCGGCGTTTACCGCCATTTGCTCGACCCAATATCCTATTGCGATTGCAAGCGCGTCTAAACGGTCGTCTTGAATGAGCGCTCCTTTGTCCCTAGTCAGTCTGCTTAGTTGGTACAAAAGCATATAACGTGACTGTTGCTCAATAGGGTAGGTCAAGGCTGATTGGTAATCTTGTCTTATGACTGCTGGATCCACGATTAGTTTATGAGCGTTAAGAACTGGTTCCATCGTGTCTACTATTCGTTTTTCCTTTTGTATATGGTGTCTTACTTCGTTGATAGAGACTGGATACAGGTTGTTGATAACTGGCTTAAAAAGCTCGGTAAACATACCGTCGCCCATATTGGATTCGACAATGATTTCGTTGACCTTGTAGCGTTTTGCCACGTTAGCCAATTCTTTCAAGACGTTTTCTCCGTACCCTCCTTTTATACCGTTGCAAGCATGAACGAACAGGTGACCGTTAAGCATCTTTACGACTGCATAAGCCGTCTCGTCCTTACCTCGTCCTGCTGGGTCAATTGACATGACCGACCCTGTGTACGGTACTAGATCGCCTAGTGTCTCGAATGGACGGAAGAATCTGTCCCCGTTGAATCCGACGTTAGGCAGTTCGTCACCTGACCAAGTCTGGTCTGGACCGCTTGCCCATACGTACTTCTCGTTTGCAACTTCGTTATCTAGGTCGTGAACGATCAGATCGTTGATCTTGAGAGGATATCTGTTTGCATCGCTCAGTCTTGGATTGAGCATGAACTGCAGTGCATACCCGCTTCTACCGTACGATAGCTTTCTTTCTTCGAGGTCAACGTCGGTAAAGCGAAGCGGTTCCGTGGTCTTGCCTACGTCTACGGTAGAATCGGCGATAAAGGGCGATACAGCCCCGTCATAGACCTTTTGGTTGGTGTCGGCACCTATGTACTCACTCGTCCATATACGGGCGTTATAGCCCCTGTCTCGAAGCTTATTGTAAATTGAGTCTTCGCACTGGGGAGTTCCAAGGAAGATAATGCGTGAACTGTCGAGTGGTTTGACGATAGCTTCGAACTCTTTGACTTGTTCGTCGAGCTTGTCCCGCATTCCTTGAGTAGCCGAGTTGTTGGGTACTTCGATGTCGTCGGCAACGATTATGTCTGCCCGTGACCCCGTTAGCTGGGACGTTATGCCCAAGGACTTGACCGACGGAGCGTGTGACGCTGGAGCCATGCCTACGTCAAAGCTGATCTTACTGAATCGTTGACCGTCCCTTGGCTTTAGTCCTTGAAGAACTGGAATGTCGTGTATGATTTTCAAGGTAAAGGTCGAGAAGTCGTCCGATCTGGACTTGGACGCTGATACCACGAGGATGTTCTTGGACGGGTCGAGCAGTAGCTGGTGTACGACGTATGCACTACAAATCCAAGACTTGCCTACTCCACGAAAAGCCATGATGACTGAACGCTTGGGACCGTCTTGTATATAGTTTGCAATGTCGTATTGAAGATCCGTTGGATCGGGTAGACCCAAATGCTTCCAGACGACGAACAAGAAGTTACGAAAGTCCCGTAGTTCGGGAGGTATGTCGCTCACTTTTGTTGACGTATTGCTTCCTTGTCCTCGTCGCTATCGTCGAACGGGAGGACTTGAGCGAGGTTACCAAGAGGCGACCCTTGCTCGCTCAGACTGATCACGTCGTTGTCCTTGAGCAGTTGCCTAGCTCCGTTAAGGATGGCAGCGTTTACTTCGACTTCGCCGTCCTTCATTTCTTGTATTGATTGCTTGTAGGTGTCTGCAAGGAGTACTTGTAGTTGTTCGAGTTGTTCGCGTTTTTTCATAAGTTGTTACCTGCGCATTAGTATTTCCATCATGCGATCCAGCTTGCTGTTAATCTCCTTGACGGATGTTTCCAACCCGCTCATGCGGTTTTCCACGGCTGTATCGCGTTCACGTTGAGTAGCCAGTTCGACTTCTATCTTAGTCAGGCGTTGTTCGTCGGTGTCCAAGCGGTCGGAGAATTTCTTTCCGATCCATCCGAATACGCCGAGTACAACCGCCAAAGCAGTGTCGAGAAAGTGGGAGATTTCTTCGGTCATGTTGTTTAGACTTCTATTTCTTCTACCACTAACGTCCATGCGGAAGAGCCTCCGTAAATTCTACCAGAAGATTTCCCGTTAACGTACATGGTGTAAGTGCTGTCTGAACCGTATCGTATGGAGATGGTCTTAGCGGTAGTAGCCCCAGGAGCGTACTCATAGACACCGCTTAAAGAGAACTCGTAACTGTTTGAATTAGGCTGAAAAGCAGTGGTATGCAAAGCGTCGGTTCCTCCGTCAAAAACTGAAGCAGAACATAAAGCGCCTACGGTGTTACTTGTAAAGCAACCTCCATAGGTTATCCGCAAACGGTTGGTAGATGCGCTCAAGGTTCCTGTAGTAAGTGTCAGTATTTCAACGCCTTCGGTAATTTGCGGCTTCGTGTCATCTCCTGGTACAGCGGTAGCAGTCGAACCATATGTAGCGTTTTCAGCGTAATATCGGCTTACGATCTTTCCACCGCCTACGTTCGTCAACAACGATCCGTCAACGGCAGGTAGCTGAGACGACCCGTTGAGTTGAACGACGTTTGAAGCGGAGGTACCTACGTCTAAAGCCGCTGCCGTGCCTTGTGAAGCTGTCGTTGCGTATGTAGAACCTGCGTCTACGTCTGATACCATTCGTGAGTGTGTCTGTGTAATTGCCATATATAGTGGTGGTTGGAAGGATTAAAGTTGTCGGTCGGGATCAAGACAAGACTTGATAACACAAGATTTTATAGTTTACGACGAGCGAACTCACGTTGCCTTTGTGTTGGATTACTCCAGAAGCGTCCGTTATCGTGGTCACGATACCTCCTTTGCTAGCGTCGTTTGTCAAATAAACGCCAGAAGCTCCCAGAGCCCCCGAATCGCTCGACGGTATATATGGGTCTAGTGTTTCGCCTTTTGGTTTTACGAAAAGCTGGGTATCGGCACTTCCACCTGTAAACATTATCATTACGAACGCCCTGTTGCTCCCTACCGTAGCGCTTAAATCCAAGTCAGCATACGACGTGGTAGGGCTAATCCAGCTTCCAGCTCCAGAATAAGTCATTGAACCACCAGACCCGCTGGACGCAGCAGTGATGCGACCTTGAGCGTCAACCGTCAGGTTAGTGTTCGTGTAGCTTGCTGGGGTAACTGCTGTGTCGGCGAGTTTGTCAGCCGTGACGGCGTTATCGGCGATGGTCAAAGCAGTTGAGCCAGTAACGTCTCCAGTATGGGTAGCATTCGTTACCTTTGCCGTGTTAGCTGTTACTGCCGAGTTGTTTGCGACTTCCGTGTCAAAGTCCGATATGGTCGATGCAGTTTGCGTACCCGTGTGTATGGAACGAGCTTTTGCCGTACTGTCCAGTTTATCGGCTGTAACGGATCCGTTGACAATCTGAGAAGTACTTACCGTACCAGTGGTCACTGGAATAGAATAACCCCGCTGAACGACTACGATGTTAGAACTCGTTGGAGGAGCACTTGTAAAGGTTATGGTGTTGGCGTCAGCGTCAATCGCGTAAGCGACAGTAGGCTCTTGCAGGACTCCGTCAATGGCAACTTCGTACATCGTGTCCCCGTCAAGCGAGATACCAGACGCGAAGGTAAACGCAGTGCTGCCGTCGCCAGTAAAGGTCGTTTTAACTGACTCAGTCGATGAACCGCTTACGGTGTTGGATATTTGAGTGTCAACGTAGGTCTTCGTCGTAGCGTCCTGTACAAGCGTGGGATCTCCAACGTTTATGATCTTGTTTGTCTTGGCGTCCCAGTTGTCGCCTCCAGCTTGTTTCTGCAAGGACTGCTCGTTCAAGTTGCCTATTTCCTCGTTCAAGTAGAGGTTGTGTCGGTATGACTTGTCGAGTTCTGACTCAGTCAAGACCGACCCGTTTACGAAGTCAACGAACGGACTGTCGGAATCGGCGTTGGAATCTCGTCGAATACGAACGACACCAGACGTGACAGGCGTGTTCAACCTGACCAAGTTTGGAGATCCTGCAACAATCGAGTAAGCGGATGTCGCTTGAAGGACGCCGTCAATTTCGACGACGACGTGTGAATCTTCGAGGTATTCAAACGTTATATTGAAATCAGTCGTCGAAGTAGAGACGGTGTAGTCTTCAAAGGTATTAGCCATGATGTCTTTCTATAGTTAGTTATTAGTTAAAAGCGATGTTTATTTAGTCGTTTAAAAGTTCAAATACGGATTTAGGTTTGCCTCCAACGTCTAGTTTAACGCCAGTTTGTTCGTAAAGTTCGAGCAGGTTCCTGTCGTTTTTATCCACGAAGCTAGACATAAAACGTTTGTCTTTAAGGACTTCCTTCTTTGTGCGGTTGTAGTAGCTCCTTAATTCGTCATTAAGCATTTTCAAGCCTTCGTTCTGGAACTTACCGTCAAGCGTTTGCGTAGGTGGTTTTTCATACAGCTTTTTAAAACGCTTGCTTGCTAACAAACTGTCTACTGCTTCGCTTATTGTTTTCTTACCAATACGTATTTCTCGTAGTTTTAAAGAGAAAGCGTATTCAAGTGTCAGCCCGTCTTCGTTACGCCATTCAGTCATCTTGATCCCAGGAGCAAGCGTAGTAGGTTTACCTGACACTTGTTGGTAATTATCGGTCGCCAACACTTCGTCAAGTTTCGTCCTGACCGCTTCTTTCTGCGGAGCCAATCGAGTCACGTTCTGGGTAAGAAACGTCCTTGGACTTTCCAGAGCCTCGCCAAGCACGTCGGTTTTCTTATTGGCTGGTCCCGTTCCAAGCGTGTGATACCCGACACGTTCCCAAAACGTAGCGCCGCGTAAATCATCAACTGTTCCATCGGATGTAACCGTTTGAGTAATCTTACGGACTTGGGCGGGAAGAGGTATGTAACTAGAAAGTAACTTGGCGGTAGCGTTCTTTACCATTTCATCCGTCCCAGTCGCCAACTCTTTACCTGTTTTATAACCAGCAGTAAGAGGTTGTTCGGCAAGAAGCGAAGTAATGGAAGACCTCATCACGGTTATGCGATCTTGATCTTTTTGTAGAAGAGGCAAACCAGAGTCGTCTTCTGACTTTTTCATCTCGTCCCAAACAGCCATATCCGCTCCAATTGCTAACGGTCCACTCCAAGGCATATTGGCAACGTAATTAACGCCTAAAGCATCGTAAGGTTTGAGCTTGTTCTTTTTCTTTTGATCGTCCGTCATCCAAGACAGCCCGCCCGTTAACCCGCCTTCCGACGCCATAAGGTAACCAGTTGCAAACAAACCAGTACCGACAAGCAAATCAGTCAACGCTTCGGAGTTATACTTGGAACGTCTGGCGGTTGCCGTTTCAACCTTTTCCGTAAGTTCTTTTATAACGTCTTCAAGTCCTTTTATTCGATCTGGATTAGTTTCCTTTCGTAAACTGTCTTGAGCGGCTTTCAGTTGGTTTGAAAAGCGTTTGATCTTACTTGAGTACGGGTTAGCTACGGTAGCTTTCAATACACCGAGAAAAGGCAGGGAATAATGACCCAGTCTGTAAGCTCCTCTGATTGGAACGCCTATGTACGGCATGAAAGCGCGTATTAAATTTCCAAGTAATTGAGAAGTTTCTGCGCTTTTACTGTCAGACAGTTTGTTAAGAGTTCGTATAATAGCTTCCGAAAAAGGTTCGTGAACGTCGTCTACTCTGTCCACATTGGAAGCAAACAATAACTCTTCATTCACTTGATTGATTTCGTCGTAAAAGTTGGATACGTCGTCAAGAACGGCAAGACCGTCGTTATCTCTCCAAGCAGACTCGTACAGTTCCTTTGCGTATTTTTCTGCTTTAGCTGGATCGTTCGGAAACTTTCTTATTCCGTTCTTCGTGGCTTCCGACCACATCCTTCCTTTGATGATCTGACGCTTGAATACTTCGTCTACTGACTGAATGCCTCGAACCCCTAAAGACATGATATGCCAGAAGTTACGGGAATTAATCCACCTTCCAAACACGTTTCCTACGTTTTCAACAGCTTCCGCTTGTCGTTTGGCATCGTTCCATGCTTTCGCAATCAAAGCGTCTTCACCTCTTGGTAACGTCGTTTGCGAAACTTCATCAGAAAACTTACCGACGGTTCTGGTGGTAGCTCCCAAGTTCTGTTGAAACGTGCGTTTTACAGCTGTTGGCAAACCTTTTAAATCGGTAAGCATCTTTATTGCTCCGAATAAATCCGCTTGAGCGTACCTTATTGCTTTGGTCATACCCGTTTGATTCAAGGTGACGTTGGCAAGAAAACCGCCTACGGGTCTGAAGAATTGTTTGAACGCAGCCAACACGTTTGTCCCTACGCCAGCAAACACCGAAGGTAGTTGATTGATAAGAGCAAGTTGACGGGCTAGTTGAACGGCGTTTATACCTTTCGTGAAGAGACTGATCCCGTCTTTGTTCAAGGCAGCGTCGAAATGGTCGCGGTAGTTACCGTAGATTTCCATACGTTGTTGAGCGGCGTTTATATCTGCTTGAGCCTTGTCAATGTCTGCAACCCGCTTTTTCATACGGGCTTTGGACTGTTGTATCTTTTCTCTTAACTCGGCAGAACGGGAAGGTTTGGTCGGTCCTTTTGGTTTGGGTGTAGTTTCGGCTCTCATGTCACCCATGACTCCACGCCCTTCGACTTCAGCGACCCTAGCCAATTCCTTTTCGAGCTCAACGACCTTTAAAGCTTCTGCTTCTGCGTCCCTGTAAAATTCAATGCGGTCTTCCAAGTCTTTTATCTTCGGGTCTTCTGGAAGTTTAGGCATACCAGCTTTTGCTCTGGCTTGTTCTAGGTCGCCAAAGCGTTCACGGCGTTGGTTTAATTCCTTTTCAAGACGCGCTACTTTTGTTTCATGGGCTTTGCGTATCTTCTCCGCTTGAAACTCAGGCGACATTTCCTTCGCAGCCTTATCGATTTCTTGAACACGGTTTCTCATGTTCTTTTTAAGGAACGCAATGTCAGCTTCTACTTGTTCCAACCTGCCAGACGCTTTCTTCGGTCCCGTAGGTTTCTTAGAGACTTCAGCGCGTTGAGCGCCTAACGGTCCAGTCTCAACGGCAAGTAAACGTTCGCGTTCTTTCAGTCGTTCTCCAAGTCGGATAGCGTCCCGTTCGTTTGCTTCGTGAAATTTTATACGCGCCTTTAAATCTTCAATCTCAGCGTCGGCTTCTTTCTTTTTAGGAGCGTCTTTAGGTTTAAGCTTTGCATCGTCTCCAAAACGCTTTTGAAGTTTTTCCAACTTCTTTTTAAGGACGTCCTTTTCTTTCGCTTCTTTCTTTGCAACTTGTTCGGGCGTCAGTTCTTTTGCTGGTTTCTTCTTACCGAGCGTCTTACCAGACTTTTTAACTTCGGGCTTAACACCCAAATAGTCCTTCATCAGTTTGGATAGGTCAGTTTCTTCACCGCCGTCCAGTCGTTCCCTCAAGCTGTTTTCCAGTTTATTTAAAGCCTCGTCTTCTTTAAGCGCGCGATGACTGAATTTGGCTTCCCAACTGTATTTATTGGAATCCTTACGAGATCCCTGTACGAGCCGTCCACCTGCTGTCTTGGATAAATCCAAAAGCTTACTGTTTAATTTTCGTAAGGTTACGACGGCATCTAGAGCGCTACTAACGGCTTCCGTATTGTCAGCATTCTTCGACAACGCAACTAGGTTTTCCCCCAGACGCCTATGTACACGTTCGTTAAAACGTTCAGCGTCTCGGTGTACCTTTGGACCCAGTGCCGAAACAGTTTCACTGTCTATGCTTTCCCAACGCTTTATAAGGGCGTTCAGTTCGTCGTCGTCTGGATCGCTTGGGGTTTCCTTGGTCGGCGTTTTAGGGGGCGTTGGAGCGTCGGCAGTTTTATTAACCTTGCTAATTTTATATGCAAACTTTGCTTGCATTTTTGTACCGTCACTAAGCGTTATGTCTTGTACTTTAAGAACTGTCCCGTCTGGGTTTTTTACGTCAAAAGCTCGATTCACCTTTGAGGGCATTCTCACAGAACCGTCAGAACCGTCCATTTTTTGTAATTTAATTTCTCCACGGGCTTCCATTTTTTGAAGCATTTGAAGAAAAGGGACGCTCATTCCACCTTTAGAAACGGTGTCGGTGTAGACGTTTGGATGTTTAGCTAATAAGTCCTTTAAGATTTCCTGGGCAGAACCTTTAACTGTTCCGTCACCTTCTATAAAAGTTATTGCAACTCCGTCTTCTCTGGGCTCGTAACGTACATAAGCTTTAGAATTTGGTTTAGATATTTTCTTTTGTTGTGGGTGCTGTTTAACAGGATCGTTTACTTCAACTATATCTTCGTCCGTTTTAGGGGGCGTTGGAGCGTCGTCCACTACGTCTTTCTTTAACGGTACGGGGTTCTTTTCACGAGCGCTTATTGATTCACTTGCTTTTACAATACCGTTCAAAGCGTCGTCTATTATTTCTTCAGCGTGTTCGATGTCCCTTAACTGTTTTTTGGCGACGTCAAGACCTACGTCTTTACCTGTCTGTATGTAGTTCCCTCCCCAACTGTACTTAAGGTTGTCAGGCAGGGGTTGTTTCGACTTCTCAATCGTTTCTTGAAGTTCAGCCTTTTTCTTTCCTAAGATGTCCTTGGCGTTTTGAACGGCTTGTTTAGCCTGTCCACGTCCCCACGACCCAGTCTTTGACCAAGCGGTAAACAACGTATTCATGCCCGTGTTCATGGCTCCGCCTATTCCTCCGCTTAAAAGTAAGTCATACTCGTCGAAGTTTTCCCGTTCGTTTAAAAGCATTTGAGTTGACTGTCTTAAAGTAGATTCGGCGATACCTAACGCTGCTCCGCTTACAAACGTCTTCGTCCCGTTTACTACGAGGGTTCGACCTTTCCACGTCTCTTTGCCAATTGCAGGACGACCTAATGCAAATACTCCCTTGTTTACCTTGTCGAATATAAAAGTAGTGCCAAACACACTGGCTGCTATGGCTTCTCCCGCAGAGAACTCTTCTTGAATCCCGTAAGACTTTCTAACGTACTGACCGAGTATGTTGGAACCTCCCCATATCAACGCTTCGGTTCCAGCCAGCCCTACTAAACCAGCCACGGTGGAACCTCCTTCGGGCGCTACGATGCCAACTTTACTTACGTGACTGGCTCCCCGTAAAAACCTCATTGCTGGACGGTACTTGTTGAGTAGGTACTGCATACCTATGCCCATGGTTAACTCAGTGCCTATGGACGCAGCAGTGCCTTCGATGTACTTCCCCGTTTCAATCTCCGAATTGACCTGAGACATCGCTTCAAGAACGCTTTGATCCACGGTCGGCATAGGCGCTGCATCTTCTTCCGCTTGGGGAGTGTCGGGTCTAACTCCTAAAGTTCCTTCGTCTGCCGATTTAAGTAGAGCTTCTCTAGGGTCTTCCATTCTTAATTAGATAAAAGGTTTTCTTGTGCTTTCTGAAACGCTCCAAAAGACTCTGCATTATAAATTCCAAACTTCTGATATAACTCTCTCGTCTTTTCTTCTTCGGGCGTCAGTTTTTCACGAGCGTCGTCTTTTATTGATACTCTTGCCCATTCTGCTAATACCGTTTCTAGCTCTAACTGGTTCTTAAAAAGCTTAACGTCGTCGGCGTCCATCTTGTACGTCTCTAACTCGTCTGCTATTTCGGGGGTAAAAGTTGGGTATCCGAAGTTATAAAGAGAACGTCTGTACGATTTCGAATGATCGTTCTTCTTCATTTCGGCTCGGTCGCTTTGAATCTCTTGTTCGGTTATAAGTTTCCCTGCCAAAGCCATCTTGCGAGTCGTGTTGACGTTGTCTAATACCTTCAAAGTCTCGTATTCAAAGTCTCCAAACTCTAACCAACCAGACTTGTCGATTACAGCTTTCCCTTGTTCTTTAATTTCTTTGGGATCTTCTTCTCGTGAACCTACTGCAACCAATGAGACGAGTGCTTCAGCTTCACGTTCAAACCTCTTCTTTTCGTCTGCAATCGCTTGAGTACGCTCGTCACGTAAAGCCTTTTCCCTTTGGTCTGGCGGTAAATCTGCAACTTCCTTCGCCTTTTCAATCAATCGTTCATTAATAAAAGGCAAGGCTCTTAAAACAAAAGCGTCGTCAAAGCCGTCTGGTAGGTCGTCTGGGTCTATGTCACCTACGTCCGACGTCAACATTTTAAGTTGATTACCCAAAGCGAGCTTGGCAGTCTTGTAGACGTCCAACTCAACGATGTAATCGCCTTTGGTTTCTTCTTTGTCAGCTTCAATAAGTTCGGTAAAACCCGTTACACCGTACTGTTTGTTTTCCTCTTTAACGAAATCTCCCGCGTCCTTACCGATGTTCTCAGGTAGTTGTTTCCAAGCTCTAAATTCCGATACTTCTTTCTCTCTTGTTTCTGGATTTAACGCCGAAGGAGGAAGCGGGCTAATCTGGGCTGCCTCGAAACCGTCGTTTATTTTTCCTATGTTATCGTAGTAAAGATTGTACGCTTCGTCGCTTATGTTGTCTCGATTAGCCAGAACTCTCAAAGACTCGAAGAACACGTTCAAAGGCGCTTCAGATTCTTTCACGCTCTCGATAAGTTCTTGTATCTTGTCTTCTCCCGCTCCCAACGCTCTATACGTGTCGATCATTTCCTTGGTAGTCGAGTTGTTGACCAAACCTGTTCGGAGAGAACCCATCACGCTAACTGCTCGATTGGCAAACCTACGACCTTGTCTAGCCAACGTGTCGGTACTAGACGTACGTAACGAACTGGCAAGACTGCGATTCAACGGGTTCAGTAACGTTTTTGCGTCCGTGGTTCTGAAGATAGGTTTCTTGTTTACTTGTATGACGTTCATGGCTGCAAGCATACGCTCGGCGTCTGCATACCTACCGTTAGCCAACAATGCGTCCACCTGTTTAGCGTAAGCATTAACGATGATTTTACTACGGAGCTTCGGGTCGTTTACTCCTGCTTCTTTTAAAAGTTTCTCACGGTTCTGAGCGGTCAGTTGCAAACCAGCCGTGTCGAGTCCGATAGGTTCCCCCGTGTTCGGGTCTACCCGACGCCTAGTCATAACGTCCAGTTCCAGACCTAGTTCTTCCGACTGACCGTCTACGATAAAGTCGTCCATCTTCTTGTCGTAAGCTTTCAACATATCAGCCTTGAACGGACCTGTTACGGCGTTCCAAAGTACTTTACCTCCGTCGCTGTTGGCTGCGTCCTGACCTACTTCTTCGCTGAACGCTTCCCATTGACCTTTCATAAACTCGTCAACGGCTTCGAGGAAATCTCCTTGGTTCTTATATTTCTCCAAGTCCAGTAACTCGTCAGCCGAAGACTGCATGGAAGGTAACAAGTTGTTGCTCACAGCTCGTTTAAGAAGCGTATTTCGGTACGCCTTGTTGCGTTGAATGCTCAGAAAGGTGTCGGGTTCGGTCTTGCGTATCTCTTCAAGCACGTCTGCGTCGCTGACCGTAAGAGCTTCTTGGGCACCTATCTGTCCTTGTACTTGACCTAAAGCCCCGTACTCTTTCAACGCCGTGTTAAAGCCAGAAAGCGTGTCAGCCAGATCCATCAACTTGTTACGCCCCGCTTGTTGAACGGCTACTCCGTAATTCCCGCCGCTCTGAACGGTCGCTTGAAGTTGCGGTGCGTCTGGAAGATCTCGTACTTGTACTCTAGCCATTAGGATATTTTAGGTTTGTCCATTAAACGTTTTAACTCAAGACCCGTGCGACCTCCGCTTATAGCGCTGCTTGCCACGTTCATAGCTCCCGTCAGGAAGCTAGGTCTGTTGATAGGTCTGTTAATGTCGATAAGTCTGTTCTGTGAACGTAACCCAGCGTCGGTAAGAGCAAGTTCCGTTTGTAAGTTTTTCATTTCCTGCTGGCGGGTAACGCCCATACGGTAATCAGCTTCCTGACGTACGTAGTCGTCCAGTAACGCGTCTACCGATAAACCTGCTACACCAGATTCACCAGCGCTTACGGACGCCGTAGCCATCGCTTCACGGGCTTTCTTGGATACTTCGCCTATCTCGCGTGCTGTAGCTTCCTGCTCCTGCGCTTGACGCATACGAGCCGAACGCTGTTCCATCAACGACCTCTGACGTTCCGCTTCCGCTGCTCTTTGTTGGAATTGAGCTTGTTGCTTCGCCTGACGGTGTTGTCCTGCGAATTGAAGACCTGACTGAACGCCTCCTAAAACGGCTAAAGCTACTGGATGACACATAATTTAATTAAGTTGTTTGAGTGAGTCGGGCGAACTGGATGTTCTTCCCGACTTGTAGATTGTAAATTGTTTGTAGTTCTCGATTCCGACGTCCGACCAAGTAGCGCCAAGCCAAGTCAACCAGCGAACTGATAACTCGTTGTTCTCGCATACTATGTTAGTTAAAACCTTGTAGTCGCCCATAAGACGATCCAGCCATTCTTTCGAGTGTTTGACAAAGGTTCGTTTGATGCTGTGAATGCGGTAAGTACCTAGTAACCAAACTATTCCCACGTCTTTTCCTTTCGAAGATTGAGTGACTCCAAAGCTCGCTACCGTTCGACTGTCCGAAGAAGTTATTGTCCAAGCCTGTTCGGACGCTTCATATGATTGTTCCAACGCAAGTCGAGGATGTTCACCCAGTCCGATACATTCCAACATATCAGCCATTCTCATGTCTTCGTATATTTGAGGAGCGTCGAACTCGCCGTTAGCAGGTGCGATTATGCAGTCGCTATAGACGTATTCGTCAGGCTCCATATCGTCTAGACCTTGAATGTACGAAAGTCTCGAACTCAGCCGATAAAATCTTCATAGGCAACGCAGAACTGGACTTGAGCTTGATCGTCACGTCGTCGTGCTTGCTGTGAATGGGAAAGCGAAACGAGCCGTCGTCCAAGACAAGCGACCCGATTACGGCGTCGGCTCCCAAACTAGTCGGATTGAACGGATAGGAATAAGTATCCCGATACTGGGGAGTAACCTCAACAGTGAAGTGTCCAGTGTCGCTGTATTCGAACGCACCGTTCCGTAAGATCTGCTTGGTAAAGTTACTGGTAGACCTCCCGCCCCGTTCCGTAGGCTGCTTGAGCGTTTGAGTGGACATCTCGTATTCAGTCTCATATTCAAGACCTACGTAAAAGTCGGTACTCGAAAGATCGCCGTTCACAGTAAACGCAGTAGCTGAAGTCCTAGTAATCGAATAACGACTACCGTTTGCTGTGTAAAGCACGGCTCCAGACGGGTCGTAAGGCATTGAACTGACTGTGGTAAGCTTGGTAGCGCTGTCGTATGAGCGCCCCAATGTCGAGTGTGCTACACGCCTGTCCAACAGTATCTTATAAGTCTTTCCACTATCCGTTTGAGCGGGTGACAAGTCGAGCGTTTCAAGGCATCGATTCGTGCCGTCGTGCGTGAACAAGTAAAGGGTCGAGTCAACTATGTCCATTCCCAAGAACTGCTTGGAAAACGTAAACTTCGACCAAGACGATTGAATCTTGTCCTTGCCCTGCCAGAAGTAACGGTAAACGTACAAGTCATTCCCTGACGACGGGTAAGCTACGATTGTGTTCTCGTTGGAACTCCCCGCCAAGTAGTAAATGGTAGACGGAACGTAAGCTGGTACTTGAGCTGTTAAATCGGCTGCGTCGTATGTTTCCGAGTCCTTGTCCACGTAGTACTCGTACAGTCCAGTGAACGCTCCACGCTCATAAGGGAAGTACAAGAAGTTGGACAACGCAATAGGTCGATTGCCGACCGTCTTCATGTTGTATTCGGTAACTGGGGAGATGTTAACGGTCTTAGGCGTCAACAACTCGTTACCTCTCAACACGAACTGAGAATCGTCACTGAATAGAACGAGCTTCTCTTGAAAAGGAACTGCGTACTTGAGCTTGGATACCTTGGTATGACTCAGTCCGACGTCGATAGGAGCAGAGTCCAAAAGCGATTGAGTGGTAGTACGCCAAAAGTTAAAGTATTCGTCAGCTTCGCTAAAGACTACGGCTGACTCCGTCAGTATGCCGAAACGGTTTTTGTAAAAGAAAAGGTCTTTGATGGTAGTCCCTACGAAAGAAGGACTTGGGTTAGTCTTGGCGTCTCCAGCGCTTCTAGCCGTCCATAGGGATTCTTGCGCAACGTACGCCAAAACCGTAGTACTGGGTCCGACGTAAGAGACGCTTGAAGCAGACCAGTCGCTGGCGTATCTAATGCCCGTTTCAACTTCCCAGTAAGACGCTCCTCCAGTCGTGGCAGGTTCGTTAGACGTGGAAGAAGTATGTGCTTGTAAGCTCTTGTAATACTTACCGTTGTGTTTGACGATGGAGGTAAAGCGGGGAATGATCTCGATAGGGAGCGTGGAGCCGTCAAAGTCCAACGGTATACCAGCTGACTGTCCAGTCGCCGTACCGTCGCTCTCCCAACCATTCGTTTCAATCCATGAACCTTCACCGAAGTTTTCGTTGTCTTTAGTCTCGAACTTGACGTAGTAGTCGTCTTGATCGAGTTCGGCGTCTCCTCGTATCTTCACTCGGAACTTGTCGAAGCATTTGGCTGGTAGGTCGGTAATGTATCCGACTTCTTTGTAAACAACGCCTAGTCCAGTATCGGACAGATCGTCGGAAGTAGTAATCGTAAAGTCTTTGTCGGCGCTGTGCTTGAGTTTCAAGACATTACCTTGTTGCTCTGTTGTAATCGTGGCACCAGCTGCTGAAATCTGTCCAGAGCTTACCGTACCGACAGCTGCCGTGGTGACTTTGGACGTAAGACCTGACCACCCCGCCACGTCTGTCCAATCGTTGAAATAGGCACTGTAAATCAACTCCGTAAACGCTACCGTTATTGGATAAGTTGCCACGTCAGAGTCATAACCGCTGCCTGGATGGGTAACCGTAACGCCTGTTATCTTTCCGTTCTCTATTACGGCTTCGCCCTTTGCTCCAGTCCCCTTGCCCGTTTGTTCCATCGTCACTTCTACCTTGTAGTCGGTAGTCCAGCGAGGATTTACCCCCGTAGGCATCTTGTACACGCCGTTAACGGTTGGATTGGAAATGGTCACGCCAGTTACGTATTTACCCGACGTGGGAAAGGCAGTATCCAGCGCAGTTTTCAAACCAGCAGCGATGTCCGTGGAAGCGTTCGACGAGGACGTGAAACTAGAAGTTATATTATCCACCTTGATGTTGTAGTCCGTAGAAGTGGCGCCCTGTTTGACGAATACCAAAGCTTCTTTTTCAAGGGCGTCCGACATGGTAGTACCGCTTTTGACCGTTACTTGGTCGCTAGCCACGAAGGTATAGTCGGCAACAGTCAACGCCCTTAACTGAGACATGGGCGCCGTAGCCGTGTTCAAGTACGTTTGAGCCGAACTGCTGATCGAAACGGTTATGTCGTTACCGTTTGCCAAGTCTTGAACGTCGAGTGATGCTGCGGAAGTGTTATGACTGAACAAGAAAGCGTGCTTGTTATCGGCGTCCCGCTTGAACAAATGAGTCTTTACAGCCAACCCAGAAGTACCAATTGCCTTGACGAAGTCTGTGTTAGGACGCTTCGTAAGCCCTTCCACGACAGAGCTTAAAGCGTTTGTTTGAGACTCAGCTTGTCCTGCGTGCCTTAAATTGTCAGGCTGTTGCGAAACCCCTTGAACGAGGTTAGGAACGGACGTGGTGATTAAAGGCATTTGTTTCTATTGATCATCGATCTATCACACGCAAGACGTCGTAATTGTCAAAGATGGTACGGTCTGCGTTCTCGGAATCGCTGTCTACTGCCGTAGCTTTGGCATTTATCTCGTCTCTCAAAGTGAATGCTTCGATCTCAGGCGAACCAAGAAAACGGTTTGCAAACTTGCGAGCGGCTTTGATGTTAACGTACGTACGGAACTGTTGAGGCAATTCTTCGAACGTAAGTTCAAAAGTAATGGTGACGTCCATGTCTTCGTCAAAGACGTCGGTATGGTTCTTCCTGTCATACAAAGTAGTACCACGCTGTACGATGTCCACGTCCGTGTACTTGTCGATTGGAACGTCGATTTTAAGCGTGTTGGTAGGAAGAGGAAATTGATTGGATGAGTTCCTTGCCATTGGGTATTCGAACTCGGTATTGAAATGCCAGCCTTCGGATTGCACCTCGCGACTGACTTCATCAAGCACGTTCAAAGCCGTTACGACGGATACGGGAAGACTGCTTCCACTGATCGTGTTTACGGGTGACTCGCCGATTACGCCGAGCATTGTGTTTACCGCTTCAAGCTTTGTAGTTAGTGCCATGTCTAGTATTGGTTATAATTATGGAAGTGAGGAGGAGCGAGGACAAAACGAATGAAAACCCCGCTCCTCCAACACAACCAAGAAAAGCCTACTTCTGCAATTCGATAGCAGCTTCGGGACGGAGAACTCCGTGACCCATAGCGTACTTCGCAATGAAAAGCGTGCCTTGACGCGAAATCTGATACTCGGACTCGGTAGCGAGATCGAGCAACTTCACGGTTCCAACGGCGCTTGGGTGGGCAACGATACCAATCGAGTTGGTGAAGTTACCGTTGTACCCGCTTCCGCTGCCTCCGAATACGTCGTTGGACGCAGCTCCGTCGCCAGTAGCGGTCGAAGACAGATCGGTGGAAGGAAGGTGAGTTGACTTGTAGATATCGATACCAGCAACTTGAGCAATCGAACCAGAAGCGAGGGAGCCAGAGCCTCCTACGTCCTTGTTCGAAGCGGAAGTCGAGATGACGAGTGATCCACTGCCGCCAGTGATGAGCTTGTAGTACTCCTGTGGACGAAGAACGCAGAAGCGCCCGTCGGCAGGAACGTCGTTCTCGTCAAGCGCTTGAGCAGCGGTGAAGAGAGCGGCAACAAGTTCGGCACCTGTAGGATCGGTGTTGTCTGCATCGTCTGAACCGTCAGCGATGGTTCCCATAGCGTTAGCGGATACGTCGAGTACTCCGCCGTCCTTACCACCAGTTATGGTAGCTGCGGAACGAGCTGCTGCGATGAATACCTTGGCGATAGCAGTATCGAAACGGACGGCAAGAGCCTTACCCAACTCGTTAGCGTAAACGCTGCGGATGTCGTAGTGGTTCTTTACGTCGTCGATAGAACTGAGGAACGTGGAAGCGAGAAGGACGTCGTCGATAGTGATGACTACTTCGTTCTTCTTGATGTCGCTCAGATAGCTGTTACCGCTGTCTGCGATGTTCTGCCCTGGAGTGTAGTAAGAAGCGGAAGCAATGCCCGTTACGGGGAACTGCGCGCTCTTGCCATTCTCGATGGTGCGCATCGTGTGCAAACTCTTGAAAACGTTGTTTTCTTCGAATGTCGTTAATATTTCGCCAGCAAACTTCTTCAGAAAGAGAGCGTCTACGTCTCCTGCTGAATTAACCTGACCGACGCGTGAGGGAGTGGTGTCTCCATTAGCCATGATTTATTGTCTCCTTAATTTGAGAATTAATGTTTAGTGAATGTGACTTCAGCGTCGATAAGATTCGAAGTTATCCCGCGCACGGGGCAGCGACTTAGGTCGTTGCTTCTGTCGATTGAAAGTGATTGTTTAGCGTCTACCGCCTGGGGTGAAGTAAAAGCCGACGATAAGCGGATAGATGCAAGTTACGGCGAAGAGGGAAATATGCCCGCTTGTAATTGCCATATGGGCTTGTGACGCTTGAAGATCGATGAGTCCCCATAGGAATGAGTTTCGACCTTCTCCGTCAAGATTTGTTGTTGTGAGGATTGGAACGCTTGGATAGACGGTGGTGAGGAGGGTAATTGTCGAGAGCGTGCACATCCCGATAACAGCAAGCATACGCCTAGTGCCGCGAACAAAAGCGCCGCCGTCTCCCCCGTTAAGTGTTTCTTGAAATTTAAGTGCATAATCATTGTTTCGCGCCTCGCGCATCATTTCCAGCTCGTACTTCTGTTGGCGGGCATCGACCATAGCGCCGAACACGCCTTTTAAGATTGATCCCATCGCAGCGGAGCCTCCGCCCGTCAGGAACAACGTCAACAGTTCAAGCATAGTTAAATTTTGGAAGACACAGCCAAGCGGCGTTCAAGTTCGTTATGATAAGCCGTGTCTCCACTCTTGTAGCGAGGATCACGCATAGCCCGACTGACTTCCTGCATCGATTCAAAAGGCAGGGTCGAAGATCCAGTCGTGTTACCCGTGACAAGCTTGGGCTGGCTTCCGCCTACTTCCGCTTTGTAACGAGCGTATAACCCGCTTACTACGAGTTTGGCTTGATCTACGGAACCATTGTTTACCGTTTCGTTAAAAGTGTTCATCTCGTCATCAGTCAGCGTCTTTTCCGCCCATTCCGATAACGCATCGTATTCGCCGTTGGCTGCTGATTTGATCTGCGTAGCCTCGTTCTCTTGAAGAGCAGCTTGACCACGTGCATAGCCGTCAACCAATTCACGGCTAAGACCAGCTTGAGCAAGTAGCTCGTAAGTTTCTTCGGACAATTTGCCATCGTTCTCAAAGAACTCCTTGGACGCATCCGTGATTAAAGTCTGAGCTTGGTTGGGTTCGGTAGTGGGTTCGGTTTCGTTCTCAACTGCTTCTTCCGTAACTTCTTCCTTGTCGGCTCCTAACTTCGATTCGAGTTCGCCGTAGGCTTTTGCCATGTCTTCGGGAGACTTGAACTTTTCGGGGAGCCATTCGGGGCGTTCTTCTTCCTGTACGTTATCCTGTACAGCTTCGGTTGCTTCTTCTGGTTCCACCTCGTTAGGCGCTGGTTCGTTTATTTCTACTTTTTGATAGTCGGTCATGACGTTTGTCCGTTTTTACTGGTTGGTTGTTATTGTTCAACAGGCTCTTCACCCTGCTGCTGTTGTGCTATAGCGTTAATAGTCGGCGCTACGGCGGGCGCTCCAAGCTTCATCATCATTTCCTGTTGTTGCGCTTGTTGCATAGCCATCTGAATCTCTTCGTCTGACTTGATAAGTCCATCGGTTTCGATCCCAAGTGCGGTTGCACGTCGTTTGAAGTAGTCGCCTACGTTTACGTACTGAGCGACAGCTTCGGGACCGACTACTTGATTGGCTCCTGCAAGGAACATATCGAGACGGTTAAGATCGTTTCCACGCCCTAGAGCCTCAACGCCCGTCACGATGGTAGGCTTGACGATGTCTTTCGGAAGTTTCGGTAACCTGTCCTTCTTGCTCATCCTATCCATAAGACGGGTAACAAGCGGGAGTTGAAACTCCTGAGACAATATCGAGTACAGACCTCCCAGAGCAGATTCGAGTTCTTGTGATAACATTCGAATTTCCTCTGCGGTGACTCGTTCTGCGTCTCTGACGACGGAGCTGTTCAAAAGGAATGCGTGACTGAGACGATCTTGAATCTGCGCCATGACCGTTTGAGCTACGCGAAAGTCGTTGAATTTATTGAGCTGAAGTACCGAGACGTCTCCGTCGGAGCCCTGTACAATAGCACCGTTAGGAGCTTCTGCAAGGGTACGAGCGCGAGTAGTACCGTTCGGATTGACCATGAACAAGACCTTGGCTGCTGCTGCGGAACCTTCCACGATAGCCTTGGTCAACGATTCCAAGCTCTTCAAGTCGCCGATGTATTCTTCGACAAAGCCACGACCGTAGTCTTCTCCGTCGATACGTGTATAGCGTAAAGGTAACCATGGGGACTTGTCGATAGAATACTCCCCAATCGACCCTTCTATGACGATGCCCTTGACGTCCTGTTGAACGACAAACTTGTCACCGTCCCGTACAATCGAGGTATACAGGTCGCAGTTGTTGTCTTTGGATTCCTTGTAAACTTCTTGTCGGACTTCTTCGGGAAGCATGAACGGGGCAACAGTCTCCTTGACGGCGATATGCGTAACGTTCCCCATGGCGTCACGCTTGACAACGTAACGGTCTGGACGGAACACTCTCATACCGCCGTCGTCGGGGAGATAGAGCAACGCGTTTCCTGTGATCAACAAATTCTTCAATGCTTCGAATACGCCTACTCGGAAAGCTTCGACCTCGACTTCTTGACTGACTGCCCGTTCAACGTCGCTTAATGCTTTCTCAAGGTCGGTACGGAGTTGCTCGCCTCCTTCTTCGCCCATCTCAGCTTTGGCTTTTTCAAGCTCATAACGGTCAACTGTCAAACGGAAGAAAGGAGCGTTCGGAGGCAATAACGCAAGCAATAACTTGGAAGCAAGGTTGTTTACTCCACGCGCTCCGATCCCTTGGTAGGGCGTATAGTACTTCGTATGAGGTCCGTGACCTTCTGGCGGAAGAACGTAAGGTATGGTCAACTCCGATGAAGAGCGGCCACGGTCGAGGAACGACCACCGCTGCCCTTCGAGCTGAGTGTATAGGCTTTGAGCCGTTTCGTATTGCATATGAAGTTAGAATGGTACTGGAGAAGTCCAGTCTTCGTGACTAAGCACGTCTAGAATCTCCGCGTGAGTTAATTCAACGTCGTCTTCGTCAAGAAAGCTAGGGCGGTTTCCTTCGTATTTGATAAAAGTCTGTGAACCGTCCAGTGAGTACCTCAGCGTGTCGGCAGACGTCTCCATGACTTGGTCGAAGTCCACGCTTGCAACGTCGGATGCGGATATGATTACGTATTTTCTACTCATGGTATTTTATAGGTTAAGGTGTGTCGGTTACTCGACTAGCTTCCGCCATGTTTTGCGTTGTTCCTGCATTGCCATTTCCCGAAGCGTCGGGGATCGCCCAATTAGTGCCTCCCCATGTAGCGTCATCGCCCATTCTCCACCATCCTACGGGATCGAGTGAAGAGATGTCGTTAGGGGTCCCGCCGTAGTGCATGGCTGAAATATGGGAAGCCGACAGCGCTGAGTCGAAAAGGCTAAACTCGTCAATCTTCCCATCAAAATATTGACCCGTGGCAGACGTTGCTACCTTGCCTATTGTGGGCGCGGGGGTAGTCATGTTGTAGTTCGCGCTGTCCGTCCCGCTTGCCACGCTTGTGCCGTTTAAGTAAATAGTCCCTGTCGTTCCGCTTCGGGTATATGCAACGTGATACCATTGACCTGTAGTTGGCGTGGTATTGTAATTGACTACCGTAGACCCGTTGTACACATAAAGTCGGTAACCCGATTGTTGGGATACATACAAAGTTGGCGCTATGTCGCTACTACTTCCCCGAAGATCTATTATCGAATAGTAATCTGTACCTGGGTTCGAGTCAATCGTGGAGGCATTAAACCAAACGCTCATTGTAAAATCCCCCGTTCCGAATTCAAAGTCGGATGAGGATGCTATGCTCACGTGTTCATTCGTGCCGTCAAAGCTCGAAGAGTAGCCGTTCGTTATCGAGGGTAAAGCGTAAGGGCGGTCGTTAGAATAAGTCGGGCCGTTCGTCCCTGTCGCATCATTACCACCAGACCCTTGATCGACTACCGTTCCAACAGTATCACCACTCGCAGGCGTTCCACCTCCTGAGTCCGTATCACCCGTACCATCGCCCATGCGCCACCATCCTACGGGTTCAAAATCTTCAAGATCGGCAGGGACTCCGCTATTGTAAATCGAGGTGACATCCGAGGCTGATAAAGCAGAGTTAAAAAACGACACTTCATCGATTAAACCTTGGTGATACATACTGAAAAGTGAGCTTGAACCGATTCTTAAATCAGCCGCATCAGTTGTGCTGAAATTAGAAGCAGACCCACTCGCCTCAAGAGAACCGTTAACGTAAAGTTTGTCGCTTCCTGATTCGTGAGTAGCGACGACGTGATACCATGTATCGGCTGAAACTACGGTCGTGGAGTTGAGTGTATCGTTGGCGTGGTAGGAAGCGAACCTTATCTTGTTATCCGAATTGACTCGTATATGGTAGCTTTGAAAAACACCCGTATGTCTTGACGCATCCACGACAGGATTATGTCTGTCGATGGCGGTACAATAGAACCACGCACTCCATGTGAACGCGGTGGTTTCTAAAGCTGTGCTGTCAGGAAGGTCCAAGTAGTCCTCCGTCCCGTCGAAGCTTCCTGCTAGCAAATTTTCATATGAGCCTCCGCCTCCGCTTGCATCACCTTGAGCGTCAAACCCATAAAGCGAACCGAATGCTGGGCGTTTGAAACCCGAAGGAATCGCCGTTAAACCGCTAGGCTTCTTCAGAGCCGTGGTCGGGAACGTTAAGGACATTACAAGGAATCAGTTGAGCCGTCGGCAAACACGGAGTAAGTGCCGTCTGTTCTAGCCGATACGTTGCCCCGTATCTTTTCGTAATGCCCGTGGTCATCGCGTATTAGAACGTTGCCGTTGGCTGTTACAGCTTCGCTGTGTATGACTCGCCAAGCTGATCCGATATACGCTTCAACATCCACAGTCGCTCCAGTCGTTACCGAACTGGATGCAATGGCGAATGTCCAGCCTTTCGAACGTTCAACGCTGAAGGACGAGCCCGCTCCCGCAGCGCTTACGCCGTTAAGGAGAGTGATCTTCTGGAGTGATTTTAACATTGTTATTAGTCTTTCTGTATTATGTGTTTAAGTTAATTCCTGTACCTACGTAAGAATCTCCCATCTTGGGGCTACGTGTGAGAGACAAAGTGCCTCGTCGAGTTTTGCCCCCGCTCTTCTTCTGCCTAGCCTTCTTCGTACTAATCGCTGTTGAAGCAACCTTGGTAGGAGGCGGAGGCGGAGGTGGAGGAGGAGGTGGTGGAGGCATTTTAGGTGAACCGCCGATGCACATGGTTATTCTTTCGTTGAAATTAGTGTTGTATTTTGTTCTTCGTAAACGTCTTTTAAGAAGTCCACGACAAAGCGTTGCCCGACTTTGATCCATATATCCCGTTCGCTATCCTTCGGATCAGCCATGCGTACGGGAAAGCGTACGTCCAAAGCATCGATTAAATCTTTGCTCAAGTCAGGTAGCTTTCTTTCAACAGTGTAACGCACTTTACCTTATACCTAACAGTTAAAACGGGTCTGGGCGAGATAAATTTTCGGTAAGCTCACCCGTAACCTTATGAATTATATGAGAATATTTACGTTTTTGTGCTGTGGTAAATCCTTTCGGCATCCATAAATACTTCAACTTCCTATGCTTGTGGTTGTACTCGTCTTTACGGATTAGGTACGCCATCCAGGCGTTCGTCAGAGCTTCTTCCTCCGTCATGCCAGCGTCACTATAAGCCTTCAAGACCGTGTCCCAAGTCGCTCCGTGGGTGTCTAGTAGTTTCTTGGCTTTGACGGGACCGATCCCAGTAACGCCCTTAAATCCGTCCACAGCATCACCCGCTATTGTTTGCATAAGGTGATAAGCGTCTGCTTCCTCCTCGGTAATCTCGTGCATCTCTCCACGGTTGAAGTCGTAGAACGTACACGGCACGCCCTTGAAGTCCTTGTCGATTGATACGATGACGCGCTTGTCAAGACGGTTGGGGCGTTCGGTAGCAAGAATGGCAATCACGTCGTCAGCTTCAAGGTTAGGGTAGATTACAGTACCGTACTCTTCAGCCATCCATTCCCGTATCGGGTCGAGTCCTATCGGAGCAAACTTCGAACGCCTGTTCGCCTTGTAATCTGGAAAGAGCTTGCGTCTGAAGTTGTTCTTGTCGGATATGGCGAGTATGAAGTCGTCAGCTTTAAGATGCTTCTTGAACGTGTCCAAACGATCCACGATCCACGTCTTCGCTATGGCTAAGTCGGTATGTACCGTCCATAGATCTTCGTCCCATTGGATATTGGCTTGAGCAGTGAAGGCTGATTGATATGCCAGCACGTCAGCGTCTATTAACATTATTGTTCTGTTGTTCATTATGTTCTTTCGTTTTATTCGTGGTTGTAAAAAGGCGACCAGTTTTCTCGGTACTTTTGAAACCGACTGGACGAACGCTTTGCCTCGGCGTATAAGCGTATGCACTTGGGTAATTTCGTTGTCGCAGGAATGAGATACCAAATGCGTAACGGATCAACCCAACAAGCAATGACGTCAACGTCTTTGAAGGTGGATTCTTTTGTTTTACGCCCGTGGCTGGTCATCACTTTATAGGTTGACGTGTCGTCATACGCAGCTTGACACGTTCCTTTTACCTGTACCTTTACTACGCCGTTGGGACACGTGACTACGAAGTCCCAAGGCATTGGAATACAAGGCGTGTGAGGAACGAAACTACGGCGAAGAGCTTCAGCTTGGAACTCCGTTTCGTATACGGCTCCGTTCAGTGTGTTTGCCGAAACCACGTGTCAATGGGTGTCTGCCCAAGTCTTCCCTACCTTGTATTCCCCGTCTAACGGACAACGCATCTTCAGCGTCTTGCCAGCTTGTCGGATCGCTTTGACTGCGAGAGAACCGTAAGTGTCTGCGTACTTAGGAACTACCTCCGCTTGGAACTCGTCATGAACGTTAGCTACGAAAGCGTATTCCCTGCCCATTGCCCATCCCTGCTTCGTTAACTCGCCGTGCAGTTGGATGACAGCTTCCTTCATTACTACGGCACCTGCCGATTGTAACAACGTGTTAAGAGCTGCGTGGTCAGAACGTATCGGTAGCCTTCTGCCGTCCAAGCCTGTCAGGTATCCGTTTCTTCGTACCTTTTCTTCGACAGCCATCTTCAGTTTGTTCAACGCAGGAAGGGCGGCAAGGAAGCGTGCCTTTAACATCTTTCCCTCTCTTGCCGTACCTCCCACGATTTCCCCAATCTTTCCATCGCCCGCGCCATATAAGAATGCGTAGATAAAAGTCTTTGCTTGATCTCTCGTTTCCAATCCAGCCGCCTTTTGATTGACTGAATGGATGTCCCCTTCGATGACGTCCGTCACGTATTTTCCGTAATCAAACCCAGCAAGATAATGAGCAAGCATACGAAGTTCCAAACCGCTTGCGTCGCATCCGACTAGATCGTACCCCGTACCTGCCTTAAACAATTCCCTGCATTGAACGCCGTAAGGCGAACGAGTGGCGGGGACTTGAGCAAGATTGGGAGACGAGTGAGTACACCTGCCCGTAACAGCTCCGTTAGTATTGACCCGTCCGTGTATCCGACCGTTGCGTACACACTTGATCCAAGCGTTGTCTCCTTCTGCAAGCATGCCCAACCGTTTTGATACCATGAGATAATGCAAGAGCAGTTGAGCCGAAGGGTGTTTGACGGACTTCAAAACAGCTTCGTCAATCTTGGGCTTACCGTTCGGGGTGAAGTGCGACGGCTCCCAACCCAAAGCCTTCAACCTGTCTGCTATCTGGTCGCCGCTGCTTGGGTTGAACGGCAGGGTCTTCGTCTTGTTTTCGAGCTTGGTCGCTTTGTTTGCCAGAGCTTGAACGAGTCCGAGCGACTTCAACAGTTTCTTCAGGTCGGTCTTGGTCTTAGCAGTATGGGTCACGCCCTCGACTTCGACAGCCCATCCCGTAGGCGTCTTCATTTCTTCGACGTTCGGTGGAAAGATACGTTGAAGCTCATCCAACAACTCAGCCCGCTTGGTAGTCAACTCGGCAATCAAGTCGTCTGCTTTCTTTGAATCAAACGCAAAGCCTACCATCTCTTGAGCCCGCATGATACGGGCAAAAGCGTGTTCGATGTTAAGCATACGAGTATCGGGGTTACGCTTTCTCAGGTATGAGCCTACGGCAGCTGTGACGAGAACGTCCCGTTCGCAGTACTTCTTCATCTCTTCGGTGTACTCGTCAAACGCTCCTTCCTGCTGACCGAAGTCCATCTTGAACATACCGCCCAGTCGTTCGCCCCATGCTTTCAAACTATGCGATCCCCATAGTTCTTTCGGGAACTTGCTTCGCTTCATGTCGGCTGCACGAACGTCCGAATGAACGGCTCGACAAGTTACCAGCGTGTCAAGTATCCGACAGTTGGGCGTCCAGTTGTACAGCTTCTGAAGGGCTGGAATGTCGAAGCCCAATACGTTGTGTCCGACTATGGTGTCGGCTTGGTTGAGCATGACAAGACCCTGCGGGATACCGTCCCCATGAAAGGTAATCATCTGATCTTTGACTGGGTTGAAGATACTCATGCAGTGAACTGTCTCTAGGTCTTCGAGTAGCGTGAAGTCTTCAAGCCCGTTAGTCTCAATGTCGAAGTAAAGCGTTTGGAATGGTTTGTTATTCATGATTGTTTAGAAAGGAGTATTCGCTTCCATCGTTTGATTGTTATCGTCGCCAGTTGGATACATCTGTATATCAGTTTCATTTAATCTTCCTGTTTTCTGGTCGAAGAAGAGCGTACTTGCCAGTCCAGTTTCTCCGCTGAATCTGTTCTTCAATACTCTTATCCGAGTTTGGTTGGCTTCGGACTCCGACTGTTGGTTGCGTTCCAGTCCGATGACCATGTCCGAAAGTTGAGGTATGGCGTGTGAACCTCGAAGATGGGCAAGACTTGTAGCCGCTCCTTCCTCGTGTCCGTTACCATGCGGTCGTTTAAGATGACTGACCAACACCATCCCGCATTGCGTCTCTTCGACAAGCGAGCGTAGTCTGGTCATCGTGTTGTCAATCATCCTGCGTTCGTCGTCCCCGTCAAAACCGCTGACCACGATGGACAGGTGATCAAGGAACAACCACTTGCACCCCAATCCTTTGCACATATATCGAATTCGATTGAGCAAGTTATCGGAGTCACAACTGCCGAAGTGATCGTAAGTAAAGAAGTTTCCGTTCCCTACCGTCTCTTCAAACGAGGGTCGTAACGATTCGTGATGAATATTCTTTTCGAGATGCAAAGGTTTGTTCTCGTGTAAGCCCATGATACCCAGAGCCGTACGTCTTACACTCTCTTCCAAAGCTATGTAACCTACGGTTTCTCCCGCTTTTAATAACGAGTAAGCAGCTTCACGACAGAACAAGGACTTCCCTATTCCACTTCCAGCGCAGACAGTAACGAGTTCCCCTCGCCGTAAACCGTGCGTCATCTCGTTCAACGATTCGTATGGGTACGGTTGGGACTCGACGTTATTAACTTCCGTTATCTTGTCCCATAGTTCCTCGCTCCCCACGATCCCGTCGGGTCGGTAATCTCTAGCCTCGAACGTGGCTTGGCAAATCTCTTTGGCTCGATTGGCGACAAGCATATCGTTCGGGTCTTTGAGTGGAAGCTCTGCAATCTTCGCCTTGCCTGGAGTCAGTAGAGCGGCACATTCGGTTGCACCCTTCCTCCCGCTGTCGTCCATGTCGAACATGAACACGACTTCCTCGTACCTTTCGAGCCAGTCAAGAGCTTGAGCCACGTGGTTCTTTGCACTACCCGCACCGTGCGGTACGGAAACCGTTGCCCACTTGTTATTGAACGCCTGAGATACGGACAACGCATCGACCTCGCCTTCGGTCACGATCACTCGCCGACCTCCGTCACGCCATAGATGTTGACCGTACAGTCCTATTAATTCTCCCCGCACCTCGAATCGTTTGTCTGCGTATCTGATCTTCTGACCGACTAGCTTACCGTCTCGACTGCGGTAGTTGGCGACCTGCGCCTGTTCGTCATCGACCATAGCAGAATGGTATCCCCACTTCTTGCAGGTTTCTTGCGTCAGGTTACGACGCGCAATGGCGGTAGGGGAACCGTTCGTTATGAAGGGACGGGTGTTCTTGGGTTTCGTTTCATTCGTTGTTGGTATCATTCGTTCTTTCTTGTTGGGTTGGGTGTTCTTTCCGCAGCTAAAGCAATTACTCGACCCGTCTACGTACGTTGATCGGGCATCGCTTGAACCGCAGGATGGACACGACGTGTGGACTTGCTCGTATTCAGCCATGATTTTGGTATCGTTTTGTCACAATATTTTATTCCTTTCTTGTCGCACCACATTCCGTAAGAAGTCTTCGACCCCTTGCGTATCTTGGTCGATGCGTTTTGAAAGCAAAGACGGACGTCGAGTTCGGGATGTTGTTCACGAATAAGCAAATGTTTAGTCCTGTCTTCTGGCAGCCATAGTCCCTTGGTTTCAACGATGATTCCATTAGGAAGTATGAAGTCAGGCGTGTACGTTGCCATCTTCATGTACTCAATCTTCGTACTTTCGTACTCGAACTCGACGCCCAACCGCGTTAGATAATGTGCGGTCTTTGCTTCGAATCCAGATCGGTACTTAGAAGTTCGCTGCGCTGGGCGCTTCTTCCTTTTCCGTCTCGTCATTCGCAGGTTCTGGTTGGTCAAGCGTTTGCTCGAACGTTTCTCCTCCGTGTTGATACCCTCCCTCTTCTGCGGAGAATCCGAATGCAGACGCGTTCTCGCTCGTACCTACGGCTGCTAGCTCGATGACCTGTACGCCGTGCGGTTCAAGGGTCATGCCGAATCCGTGAGCTGCTACAAACCAGAAGCGTACCTTCAGTCCGAGCTTGAGCCTACTCCCCGCTCCGATTAAAGCGTCGTCCTTGATGGGCTGACCTTGACTGTCGAAGCGAGCGACTGACATCTTGTATTCGGTACCGTCCTTGCGTTTACCTCCGCCTTTCAGCTTGGTCTTGATGACGTGGTTGTTCTCGTCGTCGATTGCGAACGGGCTGTTTGCTTGCTTGAGCTTCTTCTTGCCTTGCCTCATCATCTCGTCTTTGTAAGCAGCGTCGTACAGCGGAGTGATCTCCTTCTTGAGCTTGTTCCAATCGTCTTCTTCGAGAATCAACTCACATCGATAAGCGCCGAAGCCTCCTTCGTCGAAACGCGTGTCGGGGTTGTTAAGCCAGCAGTAACGTGCTGTTCCAGTTGGTGTAGTTATTGTTTTCATTGGTCGTTGTATTGACATTAATCGCTCCTTGTAAGCGTAGTGTTATGCGAAGAAATAATCAGAACCCAACACCTCAAGCGGATCGAGCGATCCATAAGGGGGTAGGTCTGGTAATTCCTTCTCGGTTTGTTGTTTGATCTCATCACGAAACTGCGCGAGTAGATCGGTTGAAAATATTTCGGATGCCGACTTGCGGATCATGACACCAAGCAGGTCGCACTTGTTACAGTGCGTGGCAAACGAGTCATGTACCATAGCCAACGAATTGATATCGTGTTCATTGGCGTAGTTGGCAGTAGATTGAGCGACGCTCGCATCAAGGCTATGAACGAAGTTGGGACTGATCCCGTTCGCTTGGCGTATCTTGTCGAGATCGGACAAAGGTTCCTTCCACTTGACAAACGAAACCTTCTCTCCCAATAGCGTGCGTATACGTGTAGCCTTGGTGTTTGCGTACCGTTGTTTGACTTTGAAACCAAGAGGGCTAGTCCATTCGACCGCCTTGCCTTCGTGTCCAAGAACACGGGCGATGTCTTGTAACCATTTCATCACTGCGTTCGGGCGGTCTAAACATTCGTCCATTGCTTTCCAAACGAGCTTGGACAGTTGACCAATGGCGACCATGGCTTCGTTACCGAACGGGTCGGTATTGTTCTTCAAGCACTTCTCGCCATACCATTCGGACACGTATTCCCTGCAACTGTATCTCGTACCCCCATAGGGCTTGACCATGACTGGACGCTTGGTCGTCTTCCTGTCCACCCCGAACTTCAACCAAGCTGTTGCAATGTGATCGCCCTTCTTCGCAGCAATCAGCAACAGTTCGTTGACCCTGTCGGATACAAAGGAATAGAGGTCGGCGGGCTCGTCCGTTTGCGTAACGTTCGTAGCAGCACCGCCGACCTCATCCCTTCCCAACAAAGAAAGTATTTGAATACCGTTGTTTGACGCATCCATTGCGACTGGCAATCGCGTCTTGAATCCCCTTCCCCCGCATTCCAACATCGCGCCCCACTCGAAACAGAACGCTAGGAACTGCCAAGGCTCATCCGCTTCCGTCCACCAGTCGTTGGCGATTGGGTCTTTGCAGACTTCGAAGATCTCGTTCTTCTTCTCGTGTATCCAAGCGACTCGTTCGTCAAAGGTTATCTTGTCTTTCCCGAATTGATTGGCTCCGTGTATGGCAAGCCAACGGGCTTCCGTGTCGGGCTTCCATATCGTTTGAGACTCGCTGAATTGAAGCAAAGACTTCGCCAAGTCCGTTCCCTGTGGCGACAAGAAGTATGGAATCGGATACATCCGTCCACGAAAGTCGAGCTGGTGCGGGTAGTAAAAGCGTTTACCTGCGTACTTCTCAGCCAACCACAACGTCTTGATGAGATGCAATCGTTGACTGCGCATGGACAGGTTGAGATGGTGAATCGAACCGCACTTTCTGCTGTACTCCTTCTTCAGTTCCTTGTCGTCCACAGCTTGAGGAGGGAAAGGAGGTAGCTCGTAGTCTGATCGTCTGCACATCTCCCCAATCTCCCGATCATTATCCCATGCCCAACGAGCTACCTCCAAAACTTTGTCGTTCACCATCCACGCTGTCGACTGAACGTGATTGACCGCATCAACCACGGGTTTCATGTCTTCAGCTTCCAAACTACGCAGGTAATCCATGTCGTAAGTCTTGATCAAAGTAGGCATGGGCAGTCCAGCGTCTGGAGCGTATCCTCCATGCCATGCCGATACCCAAGGACGTGGAGCTTCCACCATAGGCAACCACAATGGGCGTAACAATTCTTGGTCAGAGTTATATCTTTGTATCCACGCAAACAAATCGTCGGTTGCAGTCACGTACAAAACAGTCTTTTGGCGCTCGCCTATCGTCTTGAAAGCTATGTAATGAGTAGTCGTGCGGATGATCTCCAACAACCAAGTACCCATTGCTACCTTGTCGCGTCTCGTCCAAGATTGCCAACGTTCGAGGTTGCCTTTCTTCCCTTCGCCCCGTTCGTGACGCATGAAAGCATCGACCTTGCGTCGGTAACTGCGCTTGCTCATCTTCTCGACGTCCTTCGCAGCGTAATGAAAGACAGTCGGATGTTCAGCCTTGAGCCAGCGGTAATGAAGTTCGTCTTCGATAAACGACGCTATGCGAATAGCCGTGGATACGAGTGGTCGCCTGTTACATATGCTGTCGAGCGTACATTTAAGAGCGAGCATCCCAATAGTCTGCGGTTCGGTGTCCCATACCAACGGCATCCAAACAGGCACGGCGTGCGGGTTCTTTCGATGATACTCGATGCGCTTGGTTACTTCGTCGATAAGTTTGGGCAAACCTCCACGCATGAGACGCTGACCATAAGCAGACTCGGACTCCTTGCCACGTTCTTGGGCAGACTTTACCTTCTTCCGATAACGGGCAATACCCGACTCGGTCATCTCTAGGTTAAGCTCTAGCTGATCCATTCGTTTGTTAAATTGTTAGGTTGGTTGCGACACAGGTTCGACACCGTGCTACGCCTTTACTCAACGAAGCAACGGATATAATGTCAACTAAATAATTGAATTGATTGAATAAGTTAGGGGTGACTCGCGTGATTAGTCCTGTAATGTTCGAGCTTTTAAGTCCCTTGTGTTTACCAATTTCACCACGCCCGCGTACTAAACCCTTGTAATATAACGATTCTTTTTTCGGGGAATCTGTGTATTTACCCCCTTGTGCCACAGTTGTGTCACATAAAGCCATTTGTGCCACCTTTCAAGTTAGTTTTAAAGACATCTGATCGGACGGTTTTCATGCAAAAATCACGGACGGGATGAACAGAACTAGTCCTGTATTTTGGCACCGCATATAACAGACGTTTTCCCATGCACGTTTTCCGTTAAAGATGAACTCCCATTTTATGTTGGGGTCTTCCTTAGTTGGATGGCTGTTGATGTAGTGCATTATTCTTTCCTCGATATTCATAACTGTCTTTCATTCGTTAGTGCCTTAACTCTAATTTGTTCAAGCTGACGATTGGACGCTTCCGTAAGACACCAATCGTCGAACACGAAGTTCCAATGAAGCTCGACCTCGACTCGCTCCACGACCGTGGGTTCGGTATCGTCAGGAAACAAAACGATTACGTCGCGCATTTCCTTTTTAGTAGTCGTTTTCAGTAAGGTTCTTGCTACTCGCATGAGTTTAAAGTTCCCTGCCTTCTTGTGTTCGGACGCCAAAGCATACATTTCTTCGTAAGCTTCTCCTCGGTCACTGCTCCCGCGTTGTGTGTTTTGCCAACTGTCAGCGCCTTTGTTGAGTTCTTGTACGACGTACAAAAAATGAGAAGGTTCGGACGTGATCGGTATTCGGTTATTCATCTTCTTTTAAGCTTTGTTGTGTCACGCCCAAGGCACAGGTCATCCGACCTGTTACCTAACGCAACAGATATTTTATCTTCTAAGTTATTGTTGTAATTCAGTAAGGTGGAGGTAACCCGCGTGACTAATCCAGTTACAGTAGCAGTTTTAAGTCCCTTGTGTTTACCAATTTCACCACGCCCGCTAGAGCTTTTAATGAATAAATACAATGACTTAACAAATACGTACATAATGGGCTGTGTCACGCGAGTCACGTGTTTTATGCCAAGTTTGGCACAGGTTTGGCACAAGTTTCAAGCACGTCCCTTGCGTTCTCCAGGTTCTTCGGAGCTACCTTGGCGTACCTAATCGTCGTGCTGATCGAACGGTGTCCGAGAAACTCTTGAACAATCCGCAAATCAACTCCACGCTGTACCAATCGGGACGCACACGTGTGACGCAAACAATGCGGTATGAACTCCTTGTCCGTACCCAGTCCGATCATGTGCTTCATGGTTTTCCAAGCGTGTGAGAACGAGTCTTGCGTGAACGTAAACAACGGAGCGTTCGTATCCGTTTTATGATTACGTTGCAAGGCGTGCATCGCACGGTTCGTCAACGGCACGGATCGGGAGCGTCCGTTCTTGGTGTCCCATAGATAGATGACCCGTTCTTCGGCGTTCACGTCACGACCGCACAGCTTGAACAGTTCGCCCGTCCGTAGTCCAGTGTCTACCAAGACCTCGCAGAAGTCGGCAATCTCATCGCGTCCGATCTCACGAAACTTGTCGAGCATCTTGGCTTCCTCCTGCTCGTTGATCCACCGCATACGACCTTCGGGTTCACGCTTGCGTTCGATGATTGGCATACGGCTGATGTACCCCCGACGGTATGCGTGCTTGAGCATCTTGCTGACCGCAGCCAAGCGTCGGTTAATCGTTGCGTTACTCTTGCCGTCGCGTTCGAGTTGGTACACAAGGTCGTCAAGCAAACGCTCATCGACTTCCTTGACCGAACGACTAGCACCCAGTCTCAAGTACACGTCCTTTGCGTTACGCCATAAGCTCAACTCGCTCTTGCATCCACGCCAATGACGGTTCAACACTTCCTCGGCAAGCTCACGCAGGTTCATGACGATTGCCTTACTGCTTTGAGCGACGTCAAGACTGATGTCCTGACCTGTGCGTACCTTTTCTTTCATCAAGCGAAGCCACTCGTCGGCTTGCTCGTACGTCTCGAACGAAGGTCTGATCCTCAGTCCGTTGGGAGGCGTGAAGTTCACTTGAAACCTCTTGCCCCGCGGGTTAATCGTACCCATAGTTCTTCCTTTCGTTTTGTTGTTGGTATTAGTCGGTTGATTCTACGTGCCTTTCCTCGAAGTTATCAACCAGTAATTGCGATGCTTGTACACGCTTCTGTCGGCGATCACCGCCTTCGGCACGCTCGATGACGCCCATGTCAAAACCGTCCTTGACCGCTCGTCGGATAGTCTCAGGCGAGAACGGAAAGCCCTCGAAGGTATGGCGTATGCTCTGCGGTGCGTCCTTTCGGTAGTGGACGCGCAACAAAGTAAGTGCGATCAGTCGATGACAAGTTGAGATACTAGCGTACTTGGTGGGCGAGCTATAACTACGTATGACTGTGTCAAGGAAGGGTAATATTTGATCTTTTGTGAGCATGGCGGGCAGGGTTTTAATAAAGCGTCGTACGATGAACAACCGTAAAGTTTACGTGTTAGTGTCAGCAGGTTTCGAGAAGTCAAAGTACAACAGGGTCGGGCGTACACGGTCAACGTCGGTTCGGACAATCTCAATGATCTTGCCGTCCTCGTCGCGTTCAAAGAAGTCAACTTCCTTCTTCGCCCAAAACCTGCGACACGCTTCTTCAACGTCCTCCGCCTTGATTGACCCGAAGAAGCATTGATTCCAGTCGCCCTGTTCTTCTGATTCCCCGATCACAGCGTCACCTTCTTGTTTATTAGGTCGTCGGATATGCCCGCTTCGCTCACGTGGTTGTCGTTACTAGGCTCGAAACCTCGTCGATGTACCTGCCACACTTCCCCCCCAAGGTCACGTACCATATTCGCTTCGTTCGGGAAACGCAGGTCGTCAATCACCATAGGACTACCTCGCTTTTCCATGTCCTTGACTAGGCGTTCACGTAACATGAGCATCCATATATCCTCGGTCACGAGCTTTCTCGCCCAGTCCGTACCAAGCGTCTGTAAAAGATAACGCCCAGTCACGTGTTCGGGATAGTTAGGGATCGGTACTTCCTTTTGCGTAAGTATGTACTCAGTCGGGAATACGCTCATGAGCATGGTCTTTAACGGCGTGGCAAACGAGTACACGTGTCCGTTCTGACCCGCTAGAAACGAGGCGTAAGTCGATTTGCCTACGCCCTTGCTCCCGCACAAGCCGATTAGTTTAGGTTGTAATGTCATAGTTGATGAGTCTCCAAGTCGTCAGGTATTTCGAAGTCTTCGGTGTCGTTGGTTGGTACGTCTTCATCGCACGCCCAGTAGTCGTCGCACACGTCGTCGTCGTTAGGTTCGAGGGTCAGGTCGTCAGGGTCTACGTTCATACTATT